CTAATTGCCGAAATAGGCTCTATCGACCGCCTCGATGAACATCTGTTTGTCGGGGCGGTCGTAATTTTTACCGAGAATATTCTTGGCTGCGTGCCCCATCATCTTGTCCACCATTTGGGCGGGGACGTTGTACTTCCACAGCATCGCCGTGGCCCACGTGTTGCGCAGGTTCTTCATCGGAAGGTAGCGCACCGTTATGTCTCCATTTTTAAAGTCCTTGCGCCAGAACTGGTTGAGCGTACTGCGGTCGTAGGGGTAGCCGGTGCCACGGTCTACCAGATAGAGCTCGCCCTCGGCCCGGCGCTCTGCGATGATCTCGCGCAGGCGCAGGCTCCACGGCTCGGGGATGACGATTGGTCGGTAGCTGTCCTTGGTCTTTAGCGTCATGAAGCCTTGGGAGTTGAACCCGAACTGCCGATGGAGGTCGTAGACGGCATAGGTGTGGCCGTTGTACCGCTCGAACGAAATATCATCCACGCCCGCCGCCGACGCCTCGCCGACGCGGCACGAACCGATTCCCATGAGGATGCAGTTCGATTCATAGCGCTTGCCCTCCACTTCCTTTAAGAGCTGGTGGAGTTCTGGGAGCGTGTACACTTCGAGTTCACTGTTGGGGGTCTTGTCGTTCTTGGGCATTTTGTATGCCACGTCCTTAAAGTAAATCCCCTTTACGCCGTGCAGTTTGGCGCACGTCACGAGGTTCCCGACCGTGATGTTGGACAGTTTGGCAACGGACGGCTTCAGCGTCTTCAGCCACAGCTGGTATTCGTTCACGTCCACCTTGTCGAGCGCCGTCTTTTCCCAGCGCTTCTCGATGTGCGCCGCCCATTGGGTCACGTACAACTTGCGCGTGTTGTCGGCTAACTCTCCCTTCTCCACGCGGCTGTTCAGCTCGGGCAGATACCACTCATACCAGCATTGCGAGAATGTCGGGCACGGTATCACGCGCTCGTTGGGCGGCAGGTGGTGGAGCTGCCAAAGGCGGCGCAGCTCATCGTCCGCTTCGCGCGAGGTGCAGGGATAGAGCGTCTTTGAACGGCGAACGCGGTTGAGCCCGTCCCACTCGCACCACCTGATGCGCCATTTGTTCTTGGTGATTTTGGTCTTCGTCCCCCATGACGAACGTGTCATAATTAAAAAAGTCCCTCCTGTCGGGCATAGCCGACTCTAGCAATGCGGATGGGATTGTTTAGCGCTCCACTGGTCTTGGCGGGTTAGTGGGGCGCTTTCTTTTATAAACAGAAAATCTGTTTATAACTACATGGTCGAGTTCAGGACCCTCACGAATTCCTGCGCCTGGGAGCGGCTGCTCAGCCTGTAGTCATAGCCCGTCCGCAGCCTGTTGTTCAGGATCACCTGCTTGCCCTTAACCCTGTACACACCGGTGACGTCATTCAGATAAACCACCTCTTCATGCGTGCCAAAGAAGCGGTTCTTCTTGAGCGTGGTGATCCGGTTCGGGAAGATGCAGATCTCCTTAAAGACGCCGGCGCCTTTATCCCTGAACAGCAACGTGTCGTTGTCCATGTTTATTCCTCCTTGTCTTGAGTGGTTGAATCATGCTTAGCGTTTAGCTTTGCTTCGAGATCGCAGAACTCATCAACTGTCATATCGAGCGAATTGATAATCACCAAGGCTTTCTGCCATGTTGGCTCCTTGACCTTTCCCTTTAAAAGACGCGACAAATAGGGCGCAGTGATTTCGTCTGAAGTAATGTCTACGGACCTTAGGTTCTTCGCATCCATTACGGCTTTTAGGGTTTCGGTGAATGCCATGAGACCCTCCTTCTGTCGATTGAATTGTACTCAATCCGAAAAAAATTGCCAATAGACAAAAAATCTTATTGCAAAGTTGCCAATTAACAACTACCTTATGAGTTGTCAATTAACAACAACGAAGGAGGTGAGCGTATGGACAAGATTACCGAAAAGGTAGGTGGATGGCTTCAGCGCCCAGGCAATACCAAGAAGAAGATGGCGGCTGAGCTTGGGATTACCCCCGATTCGCTTACCAACAAGCTGACTGGCGAAACGCCGTGGCTTTGGAGTGAGGTCGTTGCTGTTGCGTCGATCGTCCGATGTGAAGTGTCTGATTTCTGCTAGCCAAAACCACCAAGCCCATACCCCCTAAAAGTCAAAAGGGAAGGAGGAATGGATGCCTGACACGGTCCAATGGACGCTCAATTTCTGTGCTGGCATGTGCGTAGCTCTGTTATTTGAGCTTGTCCGCATTCAGATAAAAGTCGACGACATAGAAAAGCGTCTGCGCAGCCATCGCATAAGGCTGAGGGATGCAGCTGAGAAGCCCGCTGACAACAGCGAGAAATAGCACTCGCCGCAGGACCCGCTTCTTACGAGAAACGGTCTCCACCACGATTTTTAGCTTGCTATGTCGGTCAGTTCTGTTCATGCCGACAAATCTATGGGGAGTGTCCCCCAAGACCAGAAAGAAGGAGAAGGAAATGACGATTGAGGAGCTTGAGAAGCGCGAACGCGATGCTTACGAGGCTTTCATGGAAGCCGACTGGATGCACGCCGACATGCGCCTGAACGAGTGGCTGGATGCCGCCCATGAGCTTAACGAGGCGATGGGACTGTGATTGCCGATTGGTTCGAGCGCCACCCGATTGTCGGCTTCGGGCTTTTCTACGCGGCCTACAGGGCCGCAGAGATTTTCATCACGACTCTGAATGAGGCGAACAGGCTGTGAAACGCAGGTCTCCAGACTTTGAGAAGGGCTTTAACTACTGCCTGTTCCTCAACGTCATCGTACTTTTAGCCGTCCTGTTCCTCGTGCTTTTGGTCAAAGCCCTAGAAGGATGCTTATGAGCTTGAGTATGGCAGCTTCGTAAATGAGCGAAATCGCCACCCTCAGCAACCTTGGAATCCTATTCCAGACCATTTCGCAGAAATCTGCGAAGTCACCGAGACCGACCCGCAGGCGCAGAAATGCAGCGCGCGGGCTTTCAGGAACGGAAGCAAAATCCCGTTTCCTCATATGACGGTATGTCGAATTCCTCTTGATCATGCCGGGGACTATATTCCGATGTTCCCCCGCCGAACGTTTGCGCTGGTAGATAGCGCACTTCTGTTCATCCGCTCCGCACCCGTCGCCATCGGCGCTGGGCTTTTTGGCCTTCTCCTTGACGCCGATCGCAAGGCGGTACCTGTGTCGCCGGCTGGCAACCCCAGGCGACATGGAACGCAGTGACACCCATACCAAGCTGTTCCGCCTGACGAGACGGGCGCGTAGCGGATGAATGGAGCGACCTTTGATAACCGCATCCGCCATTTGCCGTGAGCAGGGGGAGCCTGTGACGGCTGCAATGGCTCGGCAGCTGGCTCCGTTGAAAAGCCAGACGGTCAGGTGCGGTGCCTGGCAGTAAGTCTCAGCGTCGTGCGGTGCGCATCCGCGAATCAAGACTTCGTAGGTTCTCGATTCGTTCTCTGTCCGTCCGTTACCGCGAGGATGTGCACCTCAAGGCGCTGAGAAAAGAAGAGTGGCTCCGAGAACACTCCTTTGAATTGGAACGCAGGGGAGTGAACGGGAGCCACAGGCAAACACCCACCAAAGGAGGTGGACGCATGAATCATACCAAAAGCGCCTGGGCCAATCCGCTCAGCGAGTTCCAGCAGTCGATGGATGCGGCGGCGGAGAAGTTGCGCAACCAGCTCGAAGACCTCGAACCGTACTGCGGATCGCAGGCGCTCAAGTTCGCCGTCAGGGCGGGTCTGCAACCGCAGATGGCCTACACGGTTTCCGAGACGTCCAGGTATACGGGGGTCTCGGCAAGCACTCTTTATGCGGAGAACAAGGCTGGCCGACTGCCATTCAAGACGGTCGGCAGCAGGAATGCGCTCATAAGGGTGGTCGACGTCGACAAGTGGATGGAGGGACGCTCCGATGGCCGTTAAGGTTTTCGATTTCCTGTCGGACCGCTGGATGCGGCTCAACCCGAAGCTGCGCAACGCCATCGTCTCGACCGTCCTTATCGCGGGGCTCATCTTCGCGGGATGGCTCGAGGGCACCGCTCCGAGCGGCATGTACTACTAGGAGGTGCCGATGGTCGGCTTCTTTGGATGGACCGCCGAGCGCGGTCGAGACGGCAGCTGGTTCGCGACCAAGTTTGTCGAGAAGGGCCCAACGAGGGGCAGCGCGACCGGAATCGTCTGCTCGCGCCATCTACTGGTCAACGTCAGCAAGGCCGCGAGCAAGGAAGCTGCGATGCGTGAGATCAAGCGTCTCTACGTAATCGGAGCGCTGCAATGACGAAACCGACCGAAAACAATGGAGAAAATGTGGAATCGGGGGTAGTTGTCCCTCGCAAAAGGGACAACTCATATTTCTGGCGCTCTGACGAGGACAGATACATCAGGACGCACAGGATGGACGGCTATCTGCTGCTGTCGGAGATGATGACAGGCCGTGGATGGCCGAGGTCTCCCGAAGCCATCAAGAAGCACGCCAAGAGGGTGCTCGGAATCAACCTAGGCAAATACCCCGAATCGGGGATGCACCGCTGCATCTCGTGCGGGAAATGGGACGTGCGCCCCAACTCCCATGCCGGGCGAATGGGGCTCTGCCCCGCCTGCTGGAGACGAAGGCAGGCGGAGGCAATCCGCGAGGGCATGGACGAGAAGAAGGCCGAGGCCGAGTACCAAAGGGAAAAGAAGCGCAGACGCGATGCGAGAAAGCGCCTGCAAAGAGAGAAGGAAAAGAACAATGGAAGAGACTGTGGAACAGGTTCAGGCGAAGCCCGAGCCCGTGAAGATCTCGGCGCTTGAGCTCGAGAACGTCAAGCGCATTAAGGCCGTGGCGCTGCGTCCGACCGAGAACGGCCTGACCGTCATCGGCGGTCGCAACGGCCAGGGCAAGACCAGCGTGGTCGATGCAATCTCGTGGGCGCTCGGCGGCAAGCGCAAGCAGCCGTCCAAGCCCAACCGCGAGGGCAGCGCGACACCTGCGAAACTGCACGTGGAACTGAGCAACGGCCTCGTGGTCGAGCGCTCGGGCAAGAACGCATCGCTCACGGTGACCGACCCATCCGGCAAGAAGGCAGGCCAGAAGCTTCTTGACAGCTTCATCGAGGAGCTCGCAATCGACCTGCCGAAGTTCATGGTCATGACCGACAACGAGAAGGCACAGGAACTGCTTCGAATCATCGGCATCGGCGGCGAGTTGGATGAGCTGGACAAGAAGCTTAACGAACTGAAGAACGAGCGCCTAGACATCGGTCAGCGCAAGCGCGCCAAGGACAAGATCGCAGAGGAGATGCCGTTCTTCCCCGATGCCCCCGACCACCGCGTGTCTCCCGCCGAGCTCATCGAGCAGCAGCAGGCAATCCTCGCCAAGAACGGCGAGAACCAGCGCAAGCGCGAGAAGGTCGGCATCATCAAGCAGCAGCGCGACAACCTGAACTTGCTGTGCGACAGCCTCAACAGCCAGATCATGTCGCTCAACGAGGAGCTGAAGCGCAAGACCGAAGAGCTGATGAAGCTCACCGAGGACTACCAGACTGCTCTCAGGGACGCAGCCGACCTCGAGGACGAGAAGACCGATGAGATCGAGCAGAGCATCGCCAACATCGACGCGCTCAACCAGAAGGTCGAGGCGAACGAGCGCCGCAAGCAGGCGCTGAAGGATGCCGAATCCCTTAACGACGATTACCAGAGCTGCAACAGCGAGGTCAATGCGGTCGAGAACCAGCGCAAGAAACTGCTCGAGACCGCCAAGATGCCGCTGGACGGCCTGACGGTCGAGGACGGCAAGCTGGTGTACAACGGCGCGGTCTGGTCGGACATGAGCGGTGCGGAGCAGCTTCGCGTGGCGACGGCGGTCGTGCGCTCGCTCAAGCCCGAGTGCGGTTTCGTCCTGGTCGACAAGCTGGAGCAGATGGACTCGCAGACGCTCGCCGAGTTCGGTGCCTGGGCTGAATCCGAGGGCCTTCAGGTCATCGGCACCCGCGTGGCGACCGATGACACCTGCTCGGTCATCATCGAGGACGGGCGCGTGGTCGAGGGCGCCGGGCAGCTGAAGGCCGAGATGCCTGAGATTAAGGTCGAGATTCCCGAAATCAAGATTCCCGAGGTCAAGATTCCCGCTGCCATGAAATTTGGAGGTAGCTTCTAATGACATTCCAGATCACCCGCGGTCAGCGTCTCCGCCCCCAAAAGGTCGTCATCTACGGCCCCGAGGGCGTCGGCAAGACGACGCTGGCGGCTCAATTCCCAAGCCCCCTGTTCATCGACACCGAAAGCTCGTCCGACTACTTGGACGTCCCGCGCCTTCCCGCCCCAACGAGTTGGCAGATGCTGCTCGATGAGGTCACGTGGATTCGCGATTACCCCGAGGAGTGCGGAGGCACACTTGTCTTGGACACCGCCGACTGGGCGCAAAAACTTGCAGTCGATGACGTGTGCAACGCCATGGGCTACAAGAGCATCGAGGATGCCGGATACGGCAAGGGCTACACCTACGTCACCGAGCGCTTCGGCAAGCTGCTGAACCTGCTGAGCGAGGTGTGCGAGCGCGGCTGCAACGTGGTCGTTACCGCCCATGCCATCATCAGCAAGTTCGAGCAGCCTGATGAGATGGGAGCCTATGATCGCTGGGGCCTGAAGCTCATCGACGGCAAGAAGGCCAGCGTCGCGGCGATGCTCAAGGAGTGGGCTGACGCTGTTTTGTTTGCCAACTACAAGACCATCGTCATCACCACAAGCAAGGACGGCAAGGTCGGCAAGGCCCAGGGCGGCAAGAACCGTATGCTCTACTGCTCCCATGCCGCCACGTGGGACGCCAAGAACCGCTGGGGCCTGCCGGACGAGGTTCCCATGGAGTACCAGCAGTTGGCACCGTTCATCCCCGTCCCGCAATTCGCACGACAGCAGCCGCAGGTGGTCGAGACGGTCAACGTCTCCACGGTCACGCCCGAGCAGATCGAGCAGGCACGGAGCATCCCAGACCCGTTCGAGCCGAAGCGCCCGGCATACCTCAAGCCGCTCTACGACCTGATGCGGCGCGACGGCATCAGCGCGGAGACGGTTAGCGAGGCCATCTCAACGCGCGGTTATTTCCCCGAGGGCACGCCGGTCGACACCCTGCCCGAGGACTTCGCGAAGTTTTTGGTGTCGGCCTGGGACAGCATGCGCGACTACATCAATTCCGGCATGGCAGCCGGTCGAAAGGAGTAAGAAATGGCAAACGATATGGGTCAGTCGTTCGAGTGGGACGGCGAAATCGATGCGATGGAGAACGAGTTCGAGCTTATGGAGCCCGGTGAGTACTTGGCCACGGTCGAGAACGTCGAGCGTCAGCAGTTCAACGGCAGCGACAAGATGTGCGCCTGCCCCATCGCCAAGGTGAACGTCCGCTTGGACAACGGTCGAGTGCTCTCCGACCGCCTGTTCCTGAATTCCAAGAGCGCTTGGAAGATCACCCAGTTCTTCGTCTCGATCGGGATGCGAGCGGTCGATGCCCCCAAGGAGCAGAAGCTGAGGATGGATTGGGTCGGCGCGGTCGGTCGCCGCTGCAAAATCAAGGTCGGCACCCACGAGTACAAGGACAAGACCTACAACGAGATTTCCGAGTGGATGAAGCCTGAGGCGCAGGCCGCGGCACCCCAGCAGCACGTCTACGGCAACGCCAACCCAGAGCCTGTCTCACCTGCATTGCAGGGCATGATCAACCAGACCTTCCAGCAGGCGCAGGCCGCGCAGAACGGGGGCTTCTAAGGAATGAGATTCAACCTGCGTCCCTATCAGGAGCAAGCCATAGCCGCAATCGAGGAGCGCTGGGAAGCGGGAGACCGCGCAACGCTCCTCGTTCAGGCAACGGGCACCGGCAAGACAATCGTCATGGCCGGCGTCACTGAGGACGCGGTCCGCGATGGCGGTCGCGTCCTCATTCTTGCCCACCGCGGCGAGCTGCTCCAGCAGGCAGCCGACAAGCTGCAATCATCCACCGGACTGCGCTGCTCGGTCGAGAAGGCCGAGGACACGAGCGTGGGGACATTCGAGCGCGTGACGGTCGGATCCGTCCAGACCCTGTGCCGCGAGAAGCGCCTTCGGGCGCTCGGCAGGGACAGGTTCACGCACATCCTCATCGACGAGTGCCATCACGCCGTCTCATCGAGCTATAAGGCGGTGCTCGACTACTTTGCCGGCGCGAAAGTGCTGGGCGTGACAGCGACGGCAGACCGCGGTGACCGCCAGAACCTCGGCAAGGTGTTCGACTCACTGGCGTTCGAGTACAACATGCCCGAGGCCATCAAGGACGGCTACCTGTGCCCGATCAAGGCACAGACCGTGCCGCTTCAGCTCGACATCTCCAATGTCTCGGTTCGCTCCGGTGACTGGGCGGCAGACGAGCTGGGAACGGCTCTCGACCCGTATCTTCCGCAAATCGCCCAGGAGATGAAGAACGCCGGGCTTGAGGAACGCAAGACGGTCGTGTTCCTGCCGCTGATCAAGACCAGCCAGAAGTTCTGCCGCCTGCTCAATGAATGTGGGTTCCGCGCTGTGGAGGTCAACGGGCAGAGCGAGGACCGCGCGCAAATCCTCAAAGACTTCGACGGCGGCAAATACGATGTGCTGTGCAATTCACTCCTTTTGACTGAAGGGTGGGACTGCCCGAGCGTCGACTGCATCGTCAACCTCCGCCCGACCAAGAGCCGTGCGCTCTATGCCCAGATAGTGGGTCGCGGCACTCGCCTGTCGCCCGAGACTGGCAAGACCGACCTGCTGTTGCTCGACTTCCTGTGGATGACCGAGCGTTTGGAGTTGGTTCGCCCTGCAGCGCTCGTTACGAGCTCTCGCGAGGTCGCGCAGAAGATGACCGCAATGGTCGAGCAGGCGGGATGCCCGGTCGACCTGCAGAAGGTCGAGAGCAAGGCATCTGACGAGGTGGTCGCTGAGCGCGAGGAGGCACTCGCCAACCAGCTTGCCGAGCAGCGCAAGAAGAAGGCGAAGCTGGTCAACCCGCTGCAGTACGAGATGTCGATTGCCGCCGAGGACCTGAGCGGATACATCCCCGAATTCGCCTGGGAGATGGCACCGGCCACAGACAAGCAGAAGGCCGCGCTCGAGAAGTACGGCATCGACGCGTCCGAGATCTCCAACGCCGGCAAGGCAAGCAAACTGCTCGACCGAGTGAAGAAGCGCCGCGACAGCGGACTCAGCTCTCCCAAGCAGATCCGCCTGCTCGAGCGCCGCGGCTTCCAGCATGTCGGCACGTGGTCGATGGAGGCCGCGAGCTCGATGATTTCCCGAATCAGCGCGAGCGGCTGGCGAATCCCGAGTGGCGTGAACCCTGCGACGTACGTACCGAGTGAAAGGAGTGAGTAAGATGGCGATTGGATTGCCGAAGGACGCGAACGGTGCGATCGTCCCGTTCGACACAACCATGATGTACCGCGAGAACGGTAACCAGTTTCATGTGACCGATTTCTTCTATGAGGCGAAGCCGGATAAGTGGTTCGCGCGAAGCGGAAGCGAATGCATCGAGACCAACAAGCTGTATCTCGAAAGCAAGAAAAAGGTCGCGGAGTGCAGGGCCGAGGACGTTTTGGTAAACAGGCCCAAGAAGACAACCCCGCAGAACGCAGCACAGGCCAACAAGAGCGTGACCCTATCCACGCTCCCCGAGTATGCAACGCCCAACGAATGGGCCGAGGCTTTCAACGTGAGCCTGAGGACCGTCTACAGGATGTGCAGCCTTGGGGAGCTAATGACCGTGAAGGTTCGCGGCAGCATCCTCATTTACCGCGACCTATCCTTTGTACTGCTTGGGCTAGATAGGTGATAGCAATGGCGAATATCGAGCTACCAAAAGATGCCGAGGGCCGCGAGATTCCGCTTGATACCAAGGTGCTGTACGACAGTGATGGAATCGAGTTTTTCACTGACAAATCCATGTATATGCGTGTGACCGATGAATGGTGGTTCTTTGGGCATTTTGGTTCATCGGTCTCTACGCATCGGATCGCAGCGACGAGACTGCACCTCACCACGCCTGACAGCTGGGAGAAGCTGGAAGAGGACTTGGGAAGAGCGGCAGAACGCAGTGCTGTTACTTCATACTGTCGATATTTCAACACCACTAACAGATGCGTCAATTGTTCGATTCACAACGACGATGGCTGTTGCACACATAAAGACGAGCGTGCTTTCGGGGACATTCTCGACCGTATTCGCAAGCTGAGGGGTGAGGACGAATGATCGACGAAACCAAATCGAAGCCCTGCCCGTATTGCACTGGCGAGCCCGTGGACTTCGCCGATGATGCGGACTACGAAATGACAATCTTTTGGAAAGGCGTCGGTGAGCCTGTTATCCGCTGCAACGAGTATCCGTATAGCGTCCTCACGCCCAACTTCCAATCGCGCCGTATTTTCTTCTGCCCGATTTGCGGTCGCAAGCTGACGAAGGAGGACGAATGACGGCTAAGGCATCGACCCGGTACAAGGTGAGTAAGAAGGTTATCAAGCGCTACCTAGCCGACCATGACCTCACGCAGAAACAGTTGGCACAGATGGCGGGTATCACGCCCAGTGCGCTTAGCGCCCTCATTCGTTGCCAGCGTGACATGCGCGTGGGCAACTTGTTCGCGCTCGCCGACGCGATGCGTATGGATCCGCGTGACCTTGTTGAGAAGGTGGACGAATGAGCTACGAGATAACCGAAGAAGCCCAGATAGCCGCCGACTACACAAAAGCCGTTAGCAGGCTGGTTGAGGATCGCGAGGAGTGGATTGACTCGTATCACCCGGAGTACGAGAAGATGCCACGCGAACTAAGCAGGACGAACGTTCTGAACAGCATCCGTTCGGCGCGTGTGTTGCTGCTCAGGCTCTACAAGATGGTGGAGGTAGATGAATGATTACCGATGAAGAACGCCGCAATGTAGCGGCGAAGGAGGTCTAGCCATGGCATACAGCGACTACGGCGCGTTCGTGTACCTAAACGGCGAGCGCAGAACCGACAAGGAGGACGTAGGCGTATGCGACACCGACGAGGCTTCATTGCCTACTGGACTTCGCATATACGCGAACATCATGAAACACTCTGGCGGCTGCGAGTGGTTCGAGTTCTCGCACCACGGAGTCATGGGAGACGGCAACGTCCGCGTCGGGTGCTACAAGCAGTATTGGCCAGAGGTCTACGAGTGGGAGGACGGCAAGGATAAGCCGACCAAATACACGTTCGATGACCTTTCCCGCAAGTTCGGGTGGGACGATTACGAGGAGTACGACAACACGAGGTACGCCGCCGACAAGTACGACAAGGAGTTCGACTTTTTGGGATGGCACTTCCACTTCTGGGGCGACGATAACGGCGGTACTCCGAGGTACGGAGCGACCATGAGCCGCGACGGAGAGATCTGGGAGTGCGACTACGACTGTATGTTCGGAGCTGGTTTTGATGACATTCACTAGCGACGAAGAGCGCCGCGAGATAGCCGAGAATCTGCGCCGCGAGATCCTATACACGCGCGGGTCACTGGGGCGATTGGTGGATGCGTCTCCATGAGGCCGTGACTGGCTCTGAGGACTTCCCGTGTCCCCAAGAGACCATGGCTGCAATCGCCGACCTAATCGACCGCGGCGAGTGCGAGAACGTCTACGACGAGAACGAAATGGGAGCCTGCGACAACGGCTTCGAGTGCTCGGTCTGCGGATGCAGGGTCGAGGACGAGGAGCACTACCACGTGAGCGGAGAGTGGAACTTCTGTCCCAAATGCGGCAAGAGAGTGCGGCCGAAAAATGAGTGACGTCTACAAGCTGACGCAGAAGAGCGTCTGGACAAACAATATCGGCAGGCACACCACCTGGTATCTGCTGGATGAGCACAAGATGGGCTATTACATCGACTACATCGAGTGGACGGTGCAGCGAGGCTGGGGGCTTCTCAGGCTAGATTCCGAGTGCATGGCCTTCCGCTACAACGGCAAGAAGGGTTGCGTGACCAGCTGGAGCGAAGTCGATACCGTTCTCGGCATGGGACCGTAAGAGGCATTCGAGACCATCTGCGAGCACCTCGGGATTAAGGTGAGATACCTCTAGCTGGAAAGGCCGGAACAATTGAATAGCAAGGGAAGGACGGTCGTGTATATGGCGACCGTCCTTTTTTCAATCGCCGCGATAATCGCGGTCTGTCTTTACGGAGAAATGAAATGAATCCCAAAGGACCTAATCTCAAGGTCGTGCCGATCATGCTTGACGGCGATGACCTTTTGCCGAAGTACGCCCACGGCGTGGAAGACGCCGGGTGCGACCTCAAAGCGAACATTCCCAACCCAATTACCATCGAGCCTTGGAAATCGGTTTGGGTCGGCACGGGAGTTCATCTGGCGATGCCGGAGGGCATGTTCGCGCTCCAGGCACCTCGCTCGGGACTCAGCTGCAACCATGGCATCACGCTCGCAAATGCGCCGGGAATCATCGACCCCGGCTATCGCGGCGAGATTCGCTGCAAGCTGGTGAACCTGAGCGATGAGCCCTACACGGTCTACCCGCTGGAGCGAATCGCCCAGCTGGTGTTCCTGCCGTTCGTCAATGCCGTGTTTACAACGTACGACAGCCTGCCGGAAAGCTCTCGCGGCGAGGACGGCTACGGTAGCACGGGGGCGATGTGATGGCAGATCAGGTGGGGAAGCGCTGCGCCACGTGCAGGTTCGCAAAGAACCCGCACACGACCAAGAGCACCGTGGTCGAGGTCAAGTACCTGACGTGCTGGCACAACCTGCCGCACGAGTGCCAACCGTGGAACAGGTGCAATTTCTGGGAGTCGAAGGAGGTCGAGCGATGAACGGCGTCGACAAGCTAGTCCAGAAGAAACTGATGGAAGCCGCACGCGCGGTCGTTTTCTTGGAGGGAATGAGCACGTGGCTTTGGACGAAGGTCGGTCCCGATCTCGCCGATGAAGCCGTTGTCGAGTTCGAGAGGCGCGTCTCCGCGATAGCCGAGTGTTTCGGTCTGGACAGGGAGAACCGCTGATGTGCCAAGTGATGGGAATCGATATGACTGAAAACGAGATAACGCTGACGAGGGATGCCGGGTGTCCCGAGCACTACAGAGGTGATGGGTTCATCACGTGCTCCCGTGCCATGAAGTCGGCGCTCGCCATGTGGCCTGCCGCCATGGTGCTGTGCAGCACGATGTCCATCTGGTGGTGGTGCTGCGCATTCAAGTACATGTGGAGGTGCATGGTCAAGGGCAAGACGCTCGAGTACATCGACAAGGCAATCGACTGTCTGTACAGGCTGCGCAAGGAGATCAAGCCGTGCGTGAAGTCGCAGATGAAGGCCGACCGCATTATCGTCGGCAAGAGCGTTGAAGACCGATGAGCTCGCAAAAGAGAGGGAAAGGACAAGACAGATGGCAGGACATGAGACCGTGCGCTCGACCGACCTGAGCGCACTCCAGGGCATCTTCTTCGAGGAGCTGGACAACTTGATGTCGCTCGACATCAGCGGCGATGACGAGGCGATCGAGCGCGAGATCAACCGCGCGAAGGCGGTGTCCGATGTGGGCGCACGCGCCATCGAGAACGCGAACACCGCCGTGGTCATCATCCGCGCACGCTCCGAGATGGCCGGCGCGAAGCTCGCGAGCGTCCCCGCGATGCTGAAGGCCTAAAGACGATGAGCAGGGTCATGACGAAGGCGGAACATGCGTGGCTTCTCGACATGGCTCCGCGATTCCGCTCATGGGACGATCTTCTCGCCTCGTTCGAGTGTGCTTTCGGCTACCGACCGAAGCGCGAGACGGCACAGAGCTATACGTCCAGGCACGGCGTGAAGCTGATGAGCACCACCGTCCGCTGGCTGGAGCATCCGGAGTTTGACGAGTTCCTGCGTGAATTCGTTCCCGGTCACAGCCAGGGCGAGATCATCGACGAGTTCGATAAAAGGTTCGATATAAGGTTGAGGGTTACCCAGCTCAAAGACCGCGAGGCGACGCTGGGCCTGAAGCAGGGCACGTTTGGAGGCAGGTTCGCGCCGGGCACCGTTCCGCCCAACAAGGGCAAGAAGCTGACCGACTACGTCAAGGACGAGGCGAAGCTTGCGAACATCCGCAGGTGCCAGTTCAAGAAGGGCGAGGAAGTCCACAACGAGTGTCCCATAGGAACCGAGCGCGTGAGCAGGGACGGGTATATCGAGGTCAAGGTGCCCAAGGAGGATGCCGACGACCGCCCCCACGGATGGTGGAAGCCGAAGCACCGGCTCATTTGGGAGCAGGTCAACGGTCGAAAGCTCCAGAAGGGCGAGAGCGTCATGTTCGGAGACCGCGACATGACGAACTTCGACCCCGAGAACCTCGTGATGGTCACGCAGGCGCAGCGGCTTTTCATCAACAGGCACAACATTCCCTACCACGATGCCGAGTCGCTGCGCACCGCCGTCTCCATGGCGAAGCTGAACGAGGCGATCGTGACCGCCGAGCTGAGGCCGCGCAAGTGCCCGTGTTGCGGCAAGACATACAGGCCGCAGTACAAGGCGCAGCGCACCTGCCGCGAGTGCCTGGACTCGGGGCGCAAGGCTAAACGCAGCTACGGCATCGCCGTGTGCGCGAAATGCGGTGCGACATTCGAGAAGCTGAGCGTGCGGGGGAAGTATTGCCCAAAGTGCAGGAAGAGGAAATTCAGAAAGGAGAAGAGCTGATGGAAGACCATAGCGACCTTCTGGACGCGCTCTCGGCAATCGACCCGTCCACGTTGAACTACCAGGAATGGCTGGACGTCGGCATGGCGCTCCATGAGAGCGGGCTTCCGCTCGATGCCTGGGACGAGTGGAGCCGCAGGGACGCCGGCAGGTACCACGAGGGCGAGTGCGAGCGCAAATGGCGCGGATTCGGCTCGGGGCAGACCAGGGTCAAGTCGGGCACGCTCGCGAAGATGGCGACCGAGCGCGGATGGGTCCCCCCGCGCATGTCCCAGGGAATGGGCGAGGCGCTGTCGTGGGACGGCGAGATCTCGACCGCGCTCATCGACCCGTCATGGGTGGAGCCGGTCGAGCTGCCCGAGACCGACAAGGCAGGTCCCGAGGAGCTTGTCGAGTATCTCGGCCACCTGTTCGACGAGGATGATGTGGTCGGCTACGTGTGCGAGAGCTGGGACCGCGAGGGCAAGTGGCTCCCCAAGTCCAAGGGCTGCTACTCGCGCACCGCCGGCGAGCTGATGCGCGAGCTGAAGAAGTACGGCTCCATCGAGCAGGCCCTGGGCTCATACGACGACCGCGCCGGCGCATGGATCCGCATCAACCCGCTCGACGGCAAGGGCGTGGGCAACGCGAACGTCTCCGAGTTCAAGTACGCGCTGGTCGAGTCCGACACGCTGCCCAAGGAGAAGCAGCTGGCGCTCATGCAGGAGCTTCAGCTGCCGTGCGCCGCAATCGTCGATTCCGGAAAGAAGAGCCTGCACGCCGTGGTGAAGGTCGACGCCCGCGATTACAACGAGTACCGCGACCGCGTCATGCGCCTGTACGACGTTTGCCGCAAGAACGGTCTCGACCCCGACACCCAGAACAAGAACCCGAGCCGCCTGTCGAGGATGCCCGGTGCCATGCGCTCGGGCGAGCGGCAGCGCCTCGTGAGCGGACCGTGCGGCAAGGCGTCGTGGGCCGAGTGGTGGGACTGGATGCAGGAGACGACCGACGACCTGCCCGACCCCGAGAACCTGGCATCCGAGTGGGAGAACATGCCAGAGCTCGCGCCTCCGCTCATCGACGGAGTGCTGCGCCAAGGCCACAAGATGCTTATCGCGGGGCCGTCCAAGGCGGGCAAGTCGTTCGCGCTCATCGAGCTGTGCGTGTCGCTCGCCGAGGGAAAGCCGTGGTTCGGCTGGGAGTGCGCGCAGGGGAGGGTGCTCTACGTCAACCTCGAGCTCGATTCCGCGAGCTGCCTCCATCGTTTTAAAGACGTGTACAGGGCGCTCGGTTACGCGCCCGAGAACGTCGGCAACATCGACATCTGGAACCTGCGAGGGCGCTCCGTCCCCATGGACAGGCTGGCGCCGTCGCTCATCCGCCGGGCGCTCAAGACGCGCCCCATCGCCGTGGTGATCGACCCCATCTACAAGGTCATCACGGGAGACGAGAACAGCGCCGACCAGATGGCGGCGTTCTGCAACCAGTTCGACAAGGTCGCCCAGCAGGTCGGGTGCGCCGTCATCTACTGCCACCACCACTCCAAGGGCCTGCAGGGACAGAAGCGCTCGATGGACCGCGCGTCCGGCTCCGGCGTGTTCGCGCGAGACCCGGACGCGCTGCTGGACATGACCGCGCTCGAGCTGACGGACGAGTGCACCAAGGCGCACTACGACTGGCGCAGGCAGCACGCGATCTGGGATGCTTTCGACAGGTTTTTGCCGGAATGGCGCTCGGATGAGAAGTTCGTCGGCATCGATTCCGCCGACGATCTGCAGAAGTGGGCGAACGAGTCGGCAAACGGCGCACCCATCGAGTTGCGCCGCGAGCTCGAATCCATCCACGAGGGCTTGCGGGAATCGTCGCGCGGATGGGCGGCGTGGCGCATCGAGGGCACGCTTCGCGAGTTCCGCAGCTTCAAGCCCAAGAACCTGTGGTTCGAGTATCCCGTTCATTTACCGGATGAGACGGGTGCCTTGGCGGACTTGAAATGCGAGGGCGAGTACGACCCGAGGGCGAGCCACTCGAAGGGTAGGGAGGCATCCCAGAAGACCTTCAAATCGGAGCAGCAGCAGAAGGTGAGCCTGATCCGTGAGGCAATGGGGCAGTGCGCCGAGGACGGGGTTGAACCGACAAGGGTCAACGTGCTCGAGCGCATCGGCGAGGTCGAGTTCAGGGGCAAACCCTTTGACATGAGGGCGCTGAAATACGCAACTGGAAACAACGCAAAATGGAGTCCATTCCGAGTAAAGGAAGGCACCGATTTGCTCTATGACAAGAACAATCAGGCGCTTGATTTCGACGGTGAAATCGACCTTTCGAACTAGGTTCTGATTTATATAACCCACGGGGTACAAACCCTAGGTATTACAGGTTTGTAGGGGTACAAAAACAGGGGTACAAACCTATTACTACGTAATAGGGGTTTGTACCCTACACCCAAGGGTGAGTACAGACACGTGCGTGCGGGCTAAAGCCGCGCCCGCACTCGTACGCGTGTGGCTAACGGTCTGTACACACCCCCGCGGTGTAAACGGGAATTCCGCGTTTCGCCGCTTTTCAAATTTTTCGACAACTGAATCAAACGAGAGGGGTTCGCTATGAAATTCGACCCATGGACATTCGTCGGCTATCTGGTCGCGCTGGCATTGGTCGCGCTCGGGCTGCTGCTCATCCTGTGGGGCTGCCTCGCCGTGCTCGCGCAGATCAGGGGGCTGTGCTGATGGCGGGGGAGTGGTCGGCGTTTCTCGCCATGCCCGTGCCCACCGTCACGCACAACGCCCTCGAGCCGTTCATGCGCAAGGGCAAGCCAAGTATCCGCAAGTCCGATGAGCTGAAGGAGGCCGAGGACAGGATCATCGCCCGCATTATCGCCAAGGGCGTGCCGGACAAGCCGCTCGGCGGAGCGCTGAGGCTGCACGTGACGTGGTGCTTCCACGTGACCGGCGACCACCGGCAGGGCGAGCCGCACCTCACGAAGCCGGACACCAGCAACCTGCTGAAGACGCTCGAGGACTGCCTGACCAGATGCGGGGTGATCGGGGACGACTCGTTCATCTGCTCGCACGACCTGACCAAGGGATGGTCGGACCCGCAGGGAATCTACGTCCGCGTCGAGTGCATCGGCTTCGATTCGGGGGACGGCGCCGCGACTATTGGCACAGGGAAGTAACGGGAGAAGGGACACAGGCAATGGGAGGAAACAGCGCGGGCCGCGTGCAGACGCGTAGGTTCCACAGGCTCAAGGCGGAGTTCTTCGCCAGGTGCCAGGCAGAGCGCCCGGTGTGCTGGCTCTGCGGTCAGCCCATCGACTACTCGGCCGACCCCGGCACGACCGCCGACTCGCTGACGCTTGACCACCGCGTGCCCGTGAGCAAGCGACCTGACCTGCAGGAAGACCCGGCGAACTTCGAGCCGGCACACTTCGCGTGCAACTCGAGACGAGGCAACGGCGAGCCGCCCGTGAGCCTGGGAGTGCTGAGCCGCAAGTGGACTGCGGACTGACGGGGAGGGGCGGTAAGCGATCTACCTGCGGGTTTGGCGGACTACCATCCGCGTGTGCCTTCTTCCTCTCTCCCCGATATTTCGATTTGGAATAACCGCAGGTAGAGGGGTGTTTTTGATTGATGTTCGGGGAAGATGCCCTGAAAAAGCCGGCGGACGAGGTGATTTTGGATGAAGTTGGATGAACTTAAAGGCTTCTCAGAGACGTTTGAAGATGCCGTTTTGCACGCCGACTGGCTGAGAGACCAGTACGGCAATATTGCCCCGAAATTCGTGGCTACGGTCCGTCTGGGGCGGTCTTTAGCGAAGAAACTCGATAAGCTTGAGCAGCACGACTGGATAAACGCTGCCGACAAGCCCGACACGACCACCGTGAGCCAGTACCTGAAAGTCCTGGATGCGCTGAAGCTCAACCCGAGCTGCGACAAGTCCATCAAGGCCGAGCCGCAGAGGAAGAAGACGAGCTCGCTGGCGGCATTCACATCAGGATTCAAGGTCGTGAACGGCTGATGGGCGTGCTCTGCGTCAAGGTAGACGAGAAGGGCTACGCCGAGCCGCGAATCTGGACGAAGCCGCTGCGCGAGCTCACGCCCGAGACCTCGCTCGGCTTCGAGGTCATCGACTACGCCCGCGAGGTGCTCCACGTGGAGCTGCGACCTTGGCAGAAGTGGTTGCTCATCCACGCGCTCGAGCTGAACGAGGACGGCAGCTACCGCTTCAAGAAGGTCATCGTTCTCGTCGCTCGACAGAACGGCAAGACGATGCTCGCCAGCGTGCTTTCCAGCTGGTGGCTGTTCGTCGATTCGCAGCGCCATCCCGAGCGCGTGCCGCCCGTGAAGTTCAAGATCGTCGGAACCGCCCAGAACCTCGACATCGCGCGCGAGCCCTGGTCGCAGGTGCGGCTGTGGTGCAATCCCGAACCGCCAAGCGAGGCGGAATCGGAAGTCGCGATAGCCGATCTGCAGGAGGCGACCAACAAGGTCTCGGACACCAACGGCAAGGAGTACATCCAGGCGGCATCGCTGGCTCATTACGAGATCCGCGCCGCCAAGAACGCCCGCGGCAAGCCCGCCGCCCGCGTCCTCATGGACGAGCTGCGCGAGCAGGAGAACTGGGTCGCGTGGAACGCCACCTCGCAGACCACCAAGTCGTTCTGGAGCGGTCAGCTCTGGGGAATCTCGAACGCCGGCGATGCGAAGTCGGTCGTTCTCGCCGCCCAGCGCAAGGCCGCCCTCAAGGTGGTCGCCAGCTGGGAGAAGCTTGTCGAGAAGCGCGGCATGGATCCGTTCGAGTGGGCGGACAAGCACGACAACGCGATAGGCATCTTCGAGTGGTCGGGCCGTGACGGCTGCGAGCTCGACAGCGACGAGGACCTCCTGCAGGCGAACCCCTCGTGCGGCTACGGCGGCATGACGCTCAAGTCGCTCAAGTCCGACATCGACGGCATGACCGAGGCGTCCTTCCGCACCGAGGTGCTCTGCCAATGGGTCACGGCCGACGTGGACCCTTACGTCGACGTCGAGACATGGGAGTCGCTCACGGACAACGACAGCCGAATCCCCGAGGACGAGCGCGTCGTGCTCGCCATCGACACCAGCGAGGACCGCAAGACGACCTACATCGCGGTCGCTGGAGCGAGGGGCGACGGCCTTGATCATGTCGAGGTCATCGCTCGCCGAGACGGCAACCTGTGGGTATCGAAGTACCTCAAGTCCGTGCAGGAGGCGTGGGGCATCGACGAGGTCGCCTTGCAGTCGAAGGGATGCCCTGCGGGGGACTTCCGCGACATGCTTGAGGAAGAAGGATGGACGGTCCATGCCATCGAGGGCAGCAAGCTCGGCTCCGTAGCAGGCAGCTTCAAGGATGCGGTGCTCGACGGGACCATCCGACACACCGACCAGCCGGTCCTCACGCAGCAGCTCAAGTGCGCCGTGACGCGAAAGCTCGGCGAGGTCGATGTCTGGACGCGCAGGGCATCGCAGGGTCAGATCTCGGCGGTTGTCGCCGCGAGCGAGGCGCTCTGGGCGCTGCGCAACTGCGAGCGACCGAAGCCCAAGGCCAAGCCTTCGCCCTATCCGCTGACGATTATCTAGGAGCTGATACATGCGTTTTTCCGACCGCATCAGGGCGGCTTACGATGGCTTCACGGGCAAATCCGAGACTGCCGAGAATGCCGCCAAGCAGTCCGAGACCACCGCGCAGCACGCTGTTCCGTATGCGCCGATGGTTTCCCCCGGTCTCGCCGAGGACATCGCATTCGGCGATTACGACCGCCGCGACCTGTGGGCCGCCGAGTACAACGTGCGCATGGTGGTCGATTTCGTGGCGAGCAAGATCGCGGCGCTGCCCTTCCATGCGTACCGCGTGAAGCCGAACGGCGACCGCGAGGAGGCTCCGGACTCCGAAATCGGCAAGCTCATCGCGGACCCCAGCTACGTCGCGAACGAGACCCGTTACCGTCTCATCCACTCGCTGGTGGTCGACATGATGCTCAACGACCAGTGGCTGATGCTGCTCACGATGGACAACGACTACGACTACCGCCTGCGCCGCATCCCGTACGGCACGTACTCCGTGCGGTACAACGCGCTCGCGGAGCCGACTGGCGTCCAGATCACGCTGCCCAACGGTCAGGTCAACTACGAGCTGCCTAACAAGAACGTCCTGCTGTCACTCGGCTACCCCGGCGCGGTCGGCAACCCCAAGCCCATGTCCGGCGCTTTGGGGCCGCTGCTCACCGAGGCGCGCGAGCTGGCGAGCTATCGCCGCTTCATCGCCCAGAACGGCGGTCGCATCCCCGCCTACGTCAAGCGACCCGCCGGTATGCCGTGGGCGAGCGAGAATGCGCGGAATGACTTCATCCAGGGTATGCGCGCCTACCGCAAGGGCGGCGGCAAGGACGGCGGCTGGCCCCTGCTCGAGGACGGCATGGAGATCGTCACGGTCGACGCTTTCAAGCCCGTCGACATGGCCGACCTCGACGCACGCGACCGTATCGGTATTGCCGTGTGCAATGCCTACCATATCTCGCCCGAGAACGTCGGTATCCGCACTGGCAACAAGTCGAGCGTGGAGGCCTACAAGGACCAGCTTTGGAACGTTGAGCTGTCGCCTTACGTCGTCCAGCTCGAGCAGCAGCTGAATCAGGTCATCCCCAAGGCGGTCGGCGAGGAGGACGTATTCATCCTCGCGAACATGGATGCGCAGCTGCGGGGTACCCCCAGCGAACAATATAAGGCGTTGAGCACGGCCACCGGTCGCCCGTTCATGTCCCTGAATGAGGGCCGACGCAAGCTCAACCTTCCCGCCAAGGAGGACGGCGACGAGGTGATCGTCCCGCTCAACGTCACCCAAGGCGGTCAGCCGTCCCCGCAGGACGGCGGCAATACCCAGAACGCCCAGACGGGCGCGAGCCCGAACGGGAGGTAACTAGATGAGCAAGCTCGATTTCCTCAATTTCGAGGTAAAGGCAGTCCCCGAGGAGGAGGGCGTGTTCGAGGGATACGCCTCCACCTGGGAGCGCGACCTCATCGACGACGAGATCACCAAGGGCGCATACGCCGAGACGCTTTCCGCCGACTACCCGGACGGCGGCGCGGGAATCCCGCTCTACTGGGGCCACAACTACGATTCCCCGCTCAACTGCATCGGCGAGTCCCTTTCCGCCTGCGAGGACGAGAAGGGACTGAACGTCAAGTTCAAGTTCGACCTCGACACGAATGAGGGCAAGAAGGCGTACGACCTGCTCAAGCGTGGCCTCGTGCACCAGATGTCGGTCGGCTTCCTCGCCCAGAAGACCGCTTGGGTCAAGGACGAGGGCGACCAGTGGTCGCACCGCCGAATCGAGAAGATCAAGCTCTTCGAGGTTTCCGTGGTGCCCATCGCCTGCAACCAGCAGGCCGAGGTCACCAACGTCAAGAGCGGTCGAGCCATCTCCAAGGACAACGAGTCCCTCATCCAGCAGGCCGTCGATTGCCTGCAGGATGTGCTCAAGAATGTCGGCTCCGATGACGATTCCGATGAGGATGAGTCCGAGGAGACCGACGAGAAGGCTCATGCACTTGCCGAGCGCAAGTCTGAGATAGAGAAAATCGCCGAATACTTCGGCGGAGTCACCGATTAGGAGGACAAACATGCGCATTAAGGAGCGTATCGCCGCCGAGAAGAAGGCGGCACAGGACATCCTCGCCAAGGGCGAGGAGAATCTCACCGATGAGGAGTTCGAGCAGCTGAAGCAGCACGTTGCCGAGTCCAAGAAGCTCGAGGAGCGTGCCGCCCTGCTCAAGGACGGAGCCGAGATCCTCGACAACGCCGCCGAGGGCAAGAACCTCGAGCAGAAGAAGGAGGAGAACGCCGTGGCCGCCAAGAGCATCGGCGAGCATTTCGCCAACGAGCTGAAGGCCAAGGGCATCGACGTCGCTCAGGCGAAGACCATCAACTTCGAGACCTCCGAGTTCAACGTCAAAGCCTCTACCGACGTGAATGTCACCGGCGGTCCCGCCGGCTCTAACGCCCCGTACCTCACCGAGCTCGACACCCCCGTGTTCGCTCCTCGCCAGGATCTGCTCATCGTCAACCTGTTCGGCACCGGCACCATGGGCGGTCAGGTGCTGAAGTACCCGGTCTACGGCAAGCTCGAGGGCAAGCCCGGCGAGACCGCCGAGGGCGCAGCCGCCGCGCACACCCACTTCCCCGACCCCACCTGGGAGAATGATTCCCTCCACACCATCACGGACCTGTGGGAGATCACCGACGACATGATCGACGACCTGCCTTACGTGGTGTCCGAGATCAACGACCACAACGACTATGAGTTCGACTTGGTCAAGGAGGACAAGATCTGGAACGGCGACGGCACCAGCGACAACATCAAGGGCCTTGTCGCTCGAATCCCGGCTGACTCCGTGATCGACAACACCAGCACCGAGCCGCTCGAGGACCGTATCTTCACGGCAGTCACGATGATCAAGAAGAACGTCAACCGCACGGCTGACGGTCTGGTCATCAACCCCGAGGACTATAAGACCCTGCGCCTGAAGCGTGACAAGAACGGCCAGTACTACGGTGGCGGCTTCTTCCTGCCGCCCTACAACGGCACCGGCACCCTCGTCATCCAGCAGACCCCGTGGGGCCTGCCGACCGTGGTCACCCCGACCCAGGCGAAGGGCAACTGCGTGGTCGGCGCCTTCAAGACCGGCAAGGTCCTGTCCCGCGGCGCGCGCACGCTGAAGACCAGCGACTCCCACAAGGAGAACTTCGGCTCCGGCATCACCGCCTTCCGCCTGAAGGAGCGCTGCACGCTCCAGGTCAAGTACCCGTACGCCTTCGTCAAGGTGTCCACGGACGAGACCAAGGTCGTCGCGCAGTCCGACGATTCCGGCATCGAGGTCCAGTCCGACGAGCCCGTGGCCGATGCCGAGACCGCCGAGGCCACCAAGACCGCCAAGACCGCCAAGGCTGCGAAATAGCCTCGGCTGACTGATTGGAAGGGGGCATCATGACCGAATCTTTCCTCGGCGACCATACCGACTACAGCGGGCTCGATGCCCCCATGTTCAACGCCGCCGCCGTGAGCGCCATCCGCGGCTACTGCGGGTGGCATATCGCGCCGTCCATGGAGTTGTCCGGCAGGGTCGGTTCCGCTGGCGGCAAGATCATCCGCATCCCCGCGCTCAACGTGACCGAGGTCACGAAGCTCGCGCTGACCGACGGCACTGACCTTCTGGACGGTGCCCAGTGGAACACGGCAGGCCTTGTCGAGCTTGCCGCGCCCGTCGAGCCGTGCCTGAGCGCCATCGAGTACACCGTCACCGCCGGATTCAACACGGATGACGTGCCAGATCTCATCGCGGTCGCGCTTCAGGTCTCCCGACGAGCCGCCAGCGCCCCCGCGGGCACCGTGCGCTCCCAGAGCGTCAACGGCGCTTCGGTGAGCTATGCATTCAGCGGGTCCGGCGCGACTTCCATCCAGCTCATGCAGGACGAGCGCGAGATTCTCGACAGGTACAGGATTGCGAGGCTCCCGTGAGTGGCTCGGATTTCGGCAACTTCGGTCGACCGCTCAAGCGCCTCCGCGCACCCCTTGTGGAAGACCCGTACAATCCCGCACGCACTGTGTCTGACTGGGACGGTGAGGTCGATGAGCTCGCGTTCAACGGCTTCATCGCCACGGCATCCTCAGTCATGACGCCAGATGGCGCACGCGAGCAGGCGGCAACAGCCGTCACGCTCACGGTGGCTGATCCGAATGTCGACATCAAGCGCGGCGACCGAATCAAGGACGGTGCACACGTCTACACGGTTGATGTCGTGCCGTCGGTCGATGCTAACCCGTTCACGGGCTGGCAGCCTACCCTCGAGGTAGGTCTTCAGGAGGTGGAGGGCTGATGCCTGCAGCAGGACAGACGAAGGTCAAGTTCAACGACAAGTTCTTCGATGACATCCTCCACAGCGCAGGCGTCGAGAACATGTGCCTGTCCAAGGCGCAGCAGGCGCTTGCGAACATCCGCGCGACCGCGCCCGTCGACACCGGCGCGTACCGCGATGGGTTCCGCATCGAGGTCCACAAATCGGCGCACCGAAACAGCTACCGCGTGGTAGGTCACGACTGGAAGACGATTCTCCTTGAGTACGAGGGCGGCTATCTCGCCCGAGCCCTGAAAGCGGTGAAGTAGATGCAGATGGTTGTCCCTCCCGATCTGGAGATGTTCCTCTGTGGGTATCTCCGCGCCGTCCTCGGCACGAATATCGAGGTCGACAATCGCGAGCCGTCAGACTTCGACGGCGGCACACCCTATTGCGTGGTGCGCGACGATGGGGGCCAGAAGACCGGTCTCACCACCTTCGACCGCTCGGTCGGCATCTCCATCTATGCGGGGAACCGGCAGAGCACACTCAAGGCCGGAGAGCTTGCCAGACGCGCCTTCGCCGCGCTCACATCGCCGACCATCGCCCACGAGAAGGGGTCTCCCATCGCGGCGGTCATCGATGACGGCTGCAACGGGCCGTACCGCGTGACGGACCAGCACGATTCGAGCAAGTGCTACATGACGGTCGAGTACTCGGTCGTCGGTGCAATAGAGGATTAAGGTTAGGGCTTTGCCCTGGAAAGGAGCTTGCAATGGCTAAAGACAAGCAGGGTAACGACCTCGCAAACGTAGGTGTGCCCGTAACCGGTGCGATCTGCATCGTCCCGTACGCCGAGGGCAACGTCATCACCCGCACCATGATCAGCAAGAAGAACGCCACGCCGAAGCTGCCCGAGGTGTACGCCCGCGGTACCTCCTGCCTCGGTCTCATCGCCGGCGACGGTGCACCGCAGGATTCCACCGAGAAGGGCGACCCCATCGAGTTTTGGCAGGGGGGCTACACCCTCAACGGCGAGACTGCCATCTACACAGCCTTCACCATCGCCGAGGACACCGACCTCTCTCGAGAGCTCTGTTTCGGCGAGAAGCCCGATGCCGACGGCGTTATCGCGGTCGACACCTACACGCCCGACACCAAGTGGATGGCGTACGAGGAGATCACCTACAAGAACGGCAACGTCGACCGCCGCGCCGGCGTCATCAAGGTGACCGCCAACGAGCCGGGTCAGGCCGAGCGCGGCTCCGTCCTCGGTCGCGCCGTCACCGTCGAGTGGGTGCGCGATGACCTCTACGAGGGCAAGGCTTACATCGAGGCTCACTGCACGCCCGCCGATGTCACGGTAGCCGCCTCTTCTGCCGCCGCTGGCAAGAATTCCTAAGCGAAACACAGCTTTCCCTTCTCTCGTTGGGCATCGCGCTTCGGCGCGGTGCCCTTTTTTTATCGGGGGACCCCAGCCGAACAATGTCCATGTCGTAAGAGGCCATTCGAGAGAAGGGAAAGTCGAGATGGCTGAAGAGAAAGAGTTCGAGCCGACCATCGAGGACTTCGAGAACTGGACCGAGGAGAAGGAGCAGGCCGAGTTCGAGCGCATCGCCGATGCGAACAAGGTCATGTATGTGATCGGCGACAACACGCTGTTCGTCCGCACGTCCGCCGGCAACGTCTACCGCCTGCCGATGTGCCCGAGCTATGCAGAGGTGTCCGCAATCCAGAGCGGCACCGATAACGATGCCTTCGAGCACCTTTGCACGCTTATCGAGGGCGGCAAGGGCGGCACCGATGCCGTCGAGCGCTTCAAGGCCGAGCCGCTCCAGACGATGGTCAAGATCCTCGAGGTATTCGGCGAGAAGTTGGCTAAGACCCAGGGAGCGACCCTGGGGGAATAGCCCGCTTCATCGCCGAGCTGAAGGAGCACGAGGACGCCGCGAGGGCAGATTTCGCGGCAAGGGGATGGAGCCTGCAGGCCGACCTCGGAAGCAGGCTCCGCTATGCGGACGCGATCGCGCTGTTCAGGGCGCTCTCAGGAGACCCGGCGACCTCAACGGGTGCGCACGTGGCAGGCCTCAAGTATCCGACCAGCTTCGCTGACATGTTCGTCGTGGCGGCGCTGACGCAGAACAAGTTCCCATCTCCCATCCCGACCGAAGAGGAGCAGTTCCGAGCTGCCTCCTTCAAGGCCTCTGGCGATGAAGCGCAGAAGGCGGCAGAGAACATGGCGCCGCTGTTCGCTTCGCTTTACGAGTAACGAGATCGGGGGAGATCGCGCATGTCATCTGAGGTCGGTTCCGCACATATATCGATTTTTCCCGTAATGACGGGCTTCCGCTCAAAGGTCAACAAAGAGGTAAAGTCGACCGGCGACGAAGCCAGCAATTCATTTAAAAGCGCATTCAGGAACGCAGGCGGCATCAGCGGTCGGCAGCTTGGAAAGCAGCTGAAGGAATCCTTCGCCGCATCCTCCAAGGGCTTAGCCGACGATGCCCTCAAGGTCTTCACCGATGACGTGAAGGCCGCGACCAACGAGCTGAGCAAGGCTCGCATGAAGCAGGCAGACGATGCCGGCAGGGTCCGTGTGGCCGAGATGAAGCTGCAGGATGCCGTCGCCAAGTACGGCGAGGGCTCCACGCAGGCAGTCGCCGCCGAGGAGCGCCTGGCATCCGCACGCCGTAAATCCGAGCAGAGCGCCGCCGCCGTAAAGGACGCGACCGAGAAGCTGAACGTCGCCAACGAGTTCGCCGCCAAGGCGCAGCAGGATTTGGCGCAATATACGAACCAATCGTCCAACGCCTTCGCCCGCGCCGCCAAGAATTTCCTTGCCGGTGCTAAGTCGCTGGATGCGGGCAAGAGCTCCGCTACCGGCATGGCAGGCGCTTTGGGTTCCATCGTCCGCGCCGCATCCGGTATCGACATGTGGGGGCCGATCGCGGCGAAGGCGACAGCCGGTCTCGCCAGGGTGAAGGCATCGATCGCCGACTTCGCCAGCAGCGCCAAGAACAGGATGCAGATTGCCGCAGCCGAGATCGGAAACGCCATCTCGGACGGCCTGTCCCGTGCTGGCAGCAAGGTGCAGGCTGTTGTTGGCAACATCGCATCGAAGCTGCCGCAACCGATTAAAAGCGTCTGCTCGACCGCGCATACGTGGTTCGCCAATGTCGAGACCGCGGCTAAATCCGTCTTCGACAAGCTGCCCGATTCCGCGAAATCGGGCATCGAGGGCGCGAAGAGCGCAATCTCCTCCGGCTTGTCCGCACTCGGCAGCATCGGCTCCGCCGCCGCCAACGCCTTCAAGGACGTGTCCACGGCTATCGTGGGCGTGGGTGCGGGTGTCACCGTGGCGCTCGGCAAGATGGCGCTCACGGGTGGCTTCAACCGCGCCCTCAGCATCGAGGACGCGCGAGCGAAGCTGAAGGGTCTCGGCCACGATGCCGGCAGCATCGACGAGATCATGAACAACGCCCTGGCTTCGGTCAAGGGCACCGCCTACGGTCTGGGAGACGCGGCGACAACGGCGTCACAGCTCGTGGCGTCCGGCGTCAAGCAGGGCGACCAGCTCACGAGCGTCCTCAAGACGGTCGGCGATTCCGCGCAAATCTCAGGCCGAGACTTCACGGAGATGGGCTCGATCTTCTCCAAGGTAGCCGCATCCAATAAGCTCCAGGGCGAGCAGGTCAACCAGATTCTCGACTCCGGCATCCCCATCCTGCAATTCCTTGCCAAGCACTACGGCATCACCGCCGAGGAGGCCCAGAAGATGGTGTCCTCCGGCAAGGTCGACTTCGAGAACTTCGCAGCCGCCATGCAGGAGAACCTCGGCGGTGCGGCGCAGTCCGCGGGAACCACGTTCAAGGGCGCGATGGCTAACGTCAAGGCAGCTTTCAGCCGTCTCGGCGAGAAGGCCATGACCCCCGTCCTGAACGGCCTGCGCGACATCTTCAACGCCGCAATCCCGCTGGTCGATGCCGTCACGACCAAGCTGACTCCCGTATTCGAGCAATGGGGTGACCTGGTCTCCAACACCATCGCGCCGAAGATTGTCGATGCATTCGAGAAGATCACATCCGTGCTCAGCGGCGACAGCTTCTCGGGTTTTTCCAGCGGGATCATGGCGGCAATCCCATTGGTCGGCTCCCTGGTCGCCGCCATGGGAGGCACGGGGCTTCTCGGCACCATCGGCGAGCTTCTCGTCAACGTGCCCATGGTCGGCCCGGCCCTGAAAGGTCTCGTAGGGGAGTCCGCGCTTCTCGGCAACGCGCTCAAGCTGCTCGGCGGTCCTGTCGGTGTCGTGCTGTCGCTTCTCGCCGGTCTCGTGATGATCAGCCCGACATTGCAGCAAACCCTGAGTCAGGTCGCCGGCACCATCGGCTCATCGCTGATGGATGCCTTCAGCACGCTCGCCCCCATCGCGCAGGACATTCTCGGCAAGCTGTCTCAGGCGGCATCCGAGATCTTCCCCGTCCTCGAGGATTGTCTCGGTCAGCTCTTCTCGGCAATCGGCAATGTGGTGGCTCAGCTGGCTCCGGTCGCCGCCGAAATCCTGCAACCGCTGCTCGACTGCATATCCCAGCTCATCGAGCCGCTGACCAACATCCTGACGGTCATCATGCCACCACTCACGAGCATCCTCGACGGCGTGATAGTCCTAATCGGCAGCGTCCTGTCGTTTGTCGGCCAGCTGGTCGCGGGAATCGAGTCGCTGCTGCTGCCCATCATCACGGCGGTCATTCAGGGCATCTCCGACCTGCTGACCAAGTGCAGCCCTTGGCTCGACCAGCTCGGTTCCACCTTTGAGACCGTCATGGACCTCATCGGCGATGCGCTTGAGGTGGTCGGCAGCGCACTCAACCAATTCATGTCTGTCGCGGGCTACGTAATCGAGCAGGTCGTTCAGTTTTTGGTGAGCACCCTTGAGCCCGCCTTTGCGGCGATGGCCCCGTTTATCTCGGGAATCGTCGCATCCGTAAACCAGGTGATTAGCTCGATTGCCCAGATCGTTCAGGGCGTCGTCAATTTGGTTGCCGGGCTGATTTCGGGGAATTGGTCCCAGGTCTGGCAGAGCTGCCAGCAAATCGCCAGCGGCGCCGTCGGTGCGCTCGGCGGCATCCTGAGCGGAATCTACAACGCCGCGATGGCTGCGGTCTCTGGCGCGGGGACTTGGCTCTGGAATGCAGGCAGCCAGATCATCGCCGGTCTCTGGAACGGCATCTCGGGTGCCATCGGCGGCCTGTACAACAACATCAGGAATGCGCTTTCTGGCTTGGTCGACGAGGCGATGAGCGCACTCGGCATCCATTCGCCTTCGCGCGTCTTCCGCGACAAGGTCGGCAAGTTCATCCCGTCCGGTATCGGCGTCGGCATCAAGCGGAACACCCCGGCGCTGCTCTCAGATGCCGACAAGATGATCGATGCCCTCGTCGACCGCGTGAGCGGCGCGTCCGCGGCTGTTGACGTGGCTGCTGGTATGTCGCTCGCATCTGGCGCAAACGGCGCTCAGGGGGCATCTGGCGGCGCTGGCGGTCTATCCGTGGATGACATCGTGCTCGCAATCGTCACGGCACTCAGCAAGATCGGTGCGCTCAAGCTCGATGTCGACCTCAAGACGCTCGCCATGCTGCTCGCGCCTTGTATCGACTCTGAGCTCGGCAAGCGCGACGCAATGGAGGTCTAAATGGCTGATTCTAGGTTAGGTATCTACTTGCGCAACAAGATGTTCGTCGATGACGGCACGGTCACCGTGAACGGCGTCAGGCTCGGCGATATGGGCTGGTATCTGACCTCCGCGCCGGAGGTCGATGCCATCTCGTTCGACACGTCCTACACGACCGTCACCGGAGCCCACGGCTCCCGTGATCTTTCGCTGACAGACGGCAGCGGTCTCGCCTATGCCGGCAGGCGCACGGTGACGCTCCACCTGCGTACGGTCGGCACGTGGCAGGAGGCGGTCAAGTCCAAGATTGCGCTCGGCTCCATCGTCGGTCGCGATGCTCGCGTCACATGGCGTGCGCTCCCCGGCGATTTCGTCGGCAGGCTCGAATCGTCAAGCCCCAGCGAGGTCTGGCAGCGCGGTGTGTTCGCCTACTACGAAATCGACCTGACGATGAGCGCTATGCCAATGCTGTACGGCAGGAAAACGGCGGTGAGCGGTACGAAATTGACCGTGAGCGGCAACTGCCGGGTGTTCCCGACATTCACCGCCACGCTCAAGGCCGAGAAGAAGCTGAAGATTTCCCGCGCGGACGGCGTGTTCATCGAGGTCGATGCCGAGAGGATCTTTGCCGCCGGCGCCGTCGCCGTCATCGAGACCTCGCCGGCCAAATCGCGCGGCGTGTACATCAATGACGTCTTGACCTGCCCGACACTCACATCGGATTTCTTCGACCTGCCAGTTGGGGACTCGACCATCACAGTGGTCGGTGCAAGCAGCATCACGACATCATATGAGCCGCTCTGGCTCATCCCCTAGGAGACGGTCAGATGTCCAAGAGATTCATCCATTTCAGCCGTTTCGGCGCATACCTCGGCGAGCTCACGCCGATGCAGGCCACGCGCACGCGCAATGTCGACCAGTGCGGCGTTGACAAGGTGGAGCTCGTCCTGATGGACAACGGTGTCAACAAGTACGACCGCATCGTGTTCTGTGATTCCATGGGGCGCACGTGCGAATGGATCGTCATGTCCTCGCGCGAGTCGAGGGCGAAGAGCATACCTATCTGCACCGTCAACTGCTACGGCTCCATGCAGGAGCTATCGCGACATTTCATGCCGACGCTACGCCGCGGCTCCAAAGACACGCCCGAGCAGGCTCTTGCAAAGGCACTCGATGGCACCAGATGGTCGGTAGGCCAGTGCGACGAGGGCAGCGGCGAATACAGCGTCTACCACAAGTCCTCGCTGGCTTCCGTCAAAGATATAGCCGAAGCCTACAAAATGGAGGTCGAGCCGGTAATCGAGTTGTCTGCAGACGGCAACTCCATCGCCAAGCGCTCGGTCTGCCTGGTCAAGCGCCTCGGTCGTGCCAATACTGCGCTGCGTCTCGACTACGGTAGCGGTCTGTCCGGCATTGACCGAGTTCTGTCCGCAGATGACGTGGTTACGCGCTTATATTGCTACGGCAAGGGCGTACAGACAACGGATGACGATGGAAATGCGACTGGCGGATATTCGCGTAAGATCACATTTGCCGACATCAACGGCGGCAAAGAGTACATCCAGGATGATTCACTGCTCGAGGTCTGGGGCGTGCCAGGTCCCGATGGGTCGCTCATGCACACCGAGGGCATCTTTGAGGACGGAGACTGCGAGGACAAGGCAACGCTTCTCGCCGAGGGCAGGGCTGCGCTCGCCGAGCGCTCGAAGCCCATCGTGAGCTACGAGGGTACGGTCGAAGCCCTCGGTCGCGCGGGATTCGATGCCAGCGCCTGCGACCTCGGCGATAACCTCCAGATGGTCGACACCACGTTCCCAAAGCCGCTGCGACTGAGCGGTCGCGTGCTTGAGATCGTGGAAGACCTGCTCAGTGACGGCTCGCCGTCCACCGTGAAGGTCGGCAACGTCATCGAGGGCATCGTCAAGCGCTCCGATCGCGTGCAGCAGACAATCGACCGCCTGACGAGCAGCGCCGGCAGTTGGGACAGCGCCGCCACGCTCGGCAGCGCCTACCTCAATGGGCTTATCGACGGCCTGAACAAGGTGATGAACGAGACCGGCGGCTACACCTACATCAAGCCCGGCAAGGGCCTGTTCGTCTACGACAAACCGGAGGATGCCAACCCGACCATGTGCATCCAGATCGGCGGCGGCTACTTCCGCATCGCCGACGGCAAGAATTCGGACGGCACGTGGAACTTCCGCACGCTCGGCAACGGGCATGGTTTGGTGGCCGATGCGATCGTCTCCGGCACCATCAGCGCCAACCTGATCAAGGCCGGCATCATCAAAGACAAAAGCGGCAAGAACTACTGGAATCTCGATGCCAGCGAGGTCCGTCTAGGCCCCGGCGCCAAGCTTGACGGCAAGGACATCGCAACAACGAACACTGTGGTCAAGTCCACGGTGAAGCTCTACGCGAAGAATCAGTCCGACACAGTGCCGCCTCTGAACATGCAGAATCCCGAGTTGGGATGGTCTGAGGACATACCGCAATGGTCGAACGGCTATTTCATCTGGGAGATGGACCGCATCACCTACGGCGACGGCTCGGTCAACCATTCAACGCCCGTCCTCGTGGCTGCGCTGAATAAGGCGAACCAGAGTGCCTACGACCTCAACCAATCTCTCAACGACCTCGATACCACGGTCAACGACCTCGCCACAGACGGCGTCGTGACCGAGGCTGAGAAGGCTGCGGTCAAGAAGATTCAGCAGACCATCGACAAGGAGAAGGACGAGCTGACAACGCAGTTCAACGGTCTGAAGTCCAACAAGTCGTTGAATCAATATTTCATCGGCAATGTCCTAGGCCCAACGTACAATTCTGCTTTCGGTACAGGCGGCTCATACGGCTCGCTCAACACCGCCATCTCGGACGTGCTCAAATGCACCACGAAGGAAGCGCTGGACAGCGCCATGGCTACCTATAAGTCCTGCTACAACACGCACTCAGGTAATGTCAACACATATACCGCCGCGGCACGTCAGGCGCAGCATGCCATCGAGCAACAGGATGCCAAGTCTATGGCGCAGGGTCTGCTCGACAACTACGACGATGATTTGAACCAGCTCAAGATTTTCAACCGTCTGACAAACAACGGTACCGAGCAGGGCATCTACATGCAGGACAACAAGCTGTACATGAACGCCAGCTACCTTGCCGCAGGCATCATCGCAGACGTGACCAACACGAACAGCTGGAATCTCAAGACCGGTTATCTCAAGACGACGCGCGGCACCATCGGCGGATTCACCATCGACAAATATAACATCTCCAACAACAGGCTGTCGCTTCAGGACGACGGTCCTCATTTCATCTATGACGGCAAAGACATCGGCTTCATCGGTAGCAACCATCTCGTCGAGCACCCAAGCGTATACGGACTTAACTTCAATCTGAAAGAGTCCGGCGGCTATATGTCTTGGGCTGCGATGAAGAACGCAGACGATCCGTATTACGCAATGAAGCTGACGTATGCGAACAAGCCAAACATCGGTTTCACGGCCTATGCGCTCAACGCCGGATGCGATCTGGACATGCACAACTGGTCGATTAAAAACATCGGCAACGGATGTACCAATACGCTTCGATTTACCGTTGTCACCAACGCCAACAAAGACGGAAGCTTTACGTTCTCAAACGGATGCAGCATGAAGTTCGAGGGCGGTTTGCTTACACACTTTGCATGGCCTGTGAATAACTATTCGTAGAGAAGAGAAAGGATCGCAATGGAGGATATGAAGTACGTAATGGAAGCAGGTGTTCCGACGGCAGGGGCTGGTGAGCCAGTTGAAGTCCAGGGGACCAGCACGACTTTGGCACGTGATGTCAAGCGCATCGATTCCAAGGTGAATCTGCTTTTGAAAGCCTTGGGAGTAAGCACAGCAAGCCTGGAGGACGATACCGTTGAAGCTAACTAACGAGAAGATCGCTGCAATGTGCCGAGACCTCGACAACGGCGTGCTGGATAACGTCGGCATCGTGGGCTACACGGCGGCGCGAAACTACCGCGCCTTGCACGACGTGGCTGAACCATTCCTCACCCAGCGCAACAAGTTGATCGTGGAGTACGGCGAAGCGCAGTACGACGATGACGGCAACATCAACGATTATGTGGTCGACCCCAAATCGGAGAAGTTCGCCGAGTTCGCCGCTAAGTACCAGGAGCTTGCCGATATTGAGTGTGAGGTCGAGATTCTGACTCTGCCAGAGGAGAAAGCAATTGACGCCATCAGTGGCGCTCAGCTGCTCCAACTCGATTGGATGTTCGAGCGCGACCGAGACTGATCCGGCGGGGGACAGCTGTCCGATTATTGACCGCAGCAAGCAACTAAGGGGGTCAGAATGGCTCTAGACAACTTCCGTCGCATCACCATCAATGTGGACACGGCAAATGATTACATCCCGCCAGTGACGCTCTCCGGCGGCGATTCAAACGGTCGCACGCTTTTGGTCAAGCTTACGGACAACGGTAAGGCGATCACGTCCGCCGCCGGCATCACGGCGAAGCTGGCGTACGCCGATGGGTGCGGCAACAGCGGCTACAAGACGATGACCCCGGTCAGCGGTTATGAGACCGCCGCCTGGGAGTGCGCGGCACCCGGCAGCGTGCTCAAGACCGATTCAGCGCATCTGTGCGTACAGTTCTGGCAGGGCTCCGATGTGGTCTGCACACGTGTCTTCCATGCTTCGGTCGACCGAAATCTCGTATCGCTCGAATCCGGCACGACCAGCGGCGATGCGGTCAAGGAGCTTTACGACACGATCGCGAACCTCAATCAGGTCATTAATCGCGCCAACGCATCAGCGAACAAGGCTGATTCGTCCGCCGCTTCGGCAGATGCGAACGCCGACGCCGCGAACAGGGCGGCAAGCGCAGCCACCGCCGCAGCAAAGCAGGCCAACGCCGCGGCATCCGCGACCAAGCCATACTACATGCAGGCCGCGGAGCCCGCCCGCGACAAACGCGTGGACGGCATGCTCTGGATGCAGACCAACGAGAGCACCAAGAAGATCGCGGCATTCAACCGCTGGGATGCAGGGCTTCCCGGCACGGCGCTGTGGCCCGGCGCCACGACATTCCCCTCCGACAGCACATTCCCCGATGAAAAGGGCGCTTGGACCGCCTTCGGTATCTAACGAAAGGACACCATAATGGCATTCGAGAAAATCGTATTCGCAATGAAGACTTGGAAGGACAAGGTCTCCGGTAACACTCCCGTCACCGCCGCGGAGCTGAACCGAATCGAGAAGGGAATCAGCGACTGCGCGAAGCAGACCAATGCTCTCGGGGATTCCGTATCCCAGAAACTCGGGAAGATACAGGAGGCAAGTTATGCAGGCATGGCTTGGCTCACCATCGGGAAAAGCGAAGATGACCCGGATAGACGAGGGCTAGCCTGGTCGGACAACGAGCTCGTTGTTATTCGCGGCGGAAAGCATGTTGCGAAAGTTAAGCTGACGCCGATAAACGTATCGTCCGACCAGACGGACGCAGAGCTTAGCTAGGCTACTTCGACAGCGCGACCTTGGTTGATTCACCCGTCGCGCTGTTCATGTAGCTGAACTTGTCGGCAGAAAAACCGAGCGTCACGACCGAATCGTCGGACATCGTAACCTCGACGATCACATCGGTCGTGTTGTTGTTCGACTGCCTGAATCGCACGTTTTTGACCGTTGCCGTAACGTACTTCTCGCAGCGGGATACGGAAAACTATTTGTCCTTGTTAAATAGAGCGATTCTTTTACTCTCGGTCTCGTTAAAGACGAGAATACTGTCACTTAAGAAGTTCACCGTAATCCTGGTTGCTCCGAGTTGAAAACCGAAGGTTGGCAAATTTTGGTTATTAAGTTCCACTTTCGCCGTAATGTCGTTGGAAGTCCGGAATACGGAATGCTACTGAACACTCTGCGAAAAATTGGAGTTTTTGAAGTAGATGCTTACGGTTTTCCCGTCGTTTCTTTTGATGTCGATTGATGCGCCGCCATCATTCCACACCGAGAAGTACACAGCGACAGCCTGTTGCTTTAGGCCAAATCGGGATACGGAATGCTCTAGCTCAGCGTCACGTACTTCCAGTCAGTCCAATTTGAGCCGTTGCGTTTGTTTCTGATCGCTATCTTGTCGGAGCCGAATCCAAACGCGAGCTGCGCCGAGTAGGTTTTATCACCGAAATTTTGCTGGATGACAATGCAACTATTTCCTCCAAGTTTAGACGGGAACCCTTTCGGGTCGGGTGACGTATTAAGAATGAGCGCCGTGGGTGGGTTGTCCAAATCGTTAACTTCCATCGCGTAAACGCGGGATACGGAATCACATCTCCATCGCCGCTGTGTACGAATCGCTCGCCCTAGCCACGACCGTGCGGAAACTCTGCAAATAGTGGCTCATGGCCGTATTCACCGTTGAATGCCCCAGCGCCACGACGATGTCCTCGATGGCTGCACCGTGCTCAAGCGATATGGTCGCCCACGAGTGGCGCAGACAAGTCATGGGCACATGCGGCAGGCTGAATCGCTTACAGAATGCGCGGAACTTGCGGGCGACGGCGTTGGGGTCGAGCAGGCACAGGCGCCCAGACCTACGCGCCCCACGTATCGCACGAAGGCGCTCCAATGCAAAGCGCGGCAGTTTTAGCTTGCGGTCAGACAGCTTGGTCTTGCATCCCGTCTCGATGACCTCGCCGCCCACGACGTGCAGGCCACGCTGTACGTGAACCCATCCCGAGCGCCAGTCCACATCCTCGATTCTCACGGCGCACGCCTCACATCGGCGAAGCCCGAGAGCGGCACCCAAGAGCACGGCGGCCTCAAATGGCTGTCCCACGATTGCTTTCAGCGTAGTGCGCTCCTGCTCAGCGGTCAGTGTCGGTCGGCGCACGGTTGGCTTTTGCGGCAGCTCCACGCCCTGCGTAACGTCCCAGATGCGCAGTTGGTGGCGGCGCAAGACCCAGCGGTATATCTGGCGGAATGTCTTGTAGGCCTTCTCGGCGGCACCGGGCAGGTCGAACGAATCCACCCAATCCTGTACCTCTCCAAAGCTGATCGTCTCTATCTCGCGCCCGCCCCACATCGGCATCAGGTGGCAGCGGATGGCGCTTCGGTAGCCCTCCAGCGTGGTGGCGCGCAGGCGCTTACATTTGTCGGCCATGTACTCAGTGACGGCGGTGGAAAACAGCATTTTTGATCAATCCAATCTCTTAGAAATCCCAGACGTTTCGCATGGTAGACCTCCGCGTTTCGTCTGGGATTTTTGGCTTTAAAGCGCGGGGGACATGGCTTGGATACTCGCAATAAATACCAAGCGTAGGAGGGGAGGTGAGTGGATGGAAGTGCTAAAGCTCTTTGCGCCTTATGGCCCTGGCTGGCTCGGCGGCGCGGCACTGGCGCTCATCGCCTTTTATTTCGGAAAGCAATTTCTCGAAGAGTACAAGCGTCAGAACGAGCGCAAGGCCGGCATCGACCTCAAACGCGAGGAGCGGAAGCAGGCCGAGGTCGACGAGCGCGCGCAGCGGGACCGCGAGCGCTCGCAGATGGAAGGCCGCATCGCCGCGCAGATGGAGCGAAGCAACAGCCTCATGGAGGCCATGAAGACCCTCATGGAGTCGGTCGTGGCGTCCAACGAGGTCCTGCACAACGACCTTGCGCACAGCCAGGCGAGAAGCCAAGGCATGGCGCAGAAGGTCGACCACATCTGCGACCGGGTTGACCTGCTCTACGACAAAGAAACATGCAGATAGGAGGAAAAATGACTACCGATGACATTATCCACAAGCTGACGAGCCGCAAGTTCTGGCTGTGCACGGCTGCCTTTTTGGGCTCCGTCGCGACCAGCGTGGCCGGCATCGCCACGGACAACCAGACCGTCGCCGCCATCGGCACGGTGTGCGGGGTCGCGAGTGCGGCCATCTACGCCGCGGCCGAGCAGGCCGTGGACGCCGCGCGACTCAAGTCGGGAGGCGAGCATGACGGAGACTAACGCCGAGCCTAAGCGCAAGCTGCCGTTGCGTAGCGCCTTTGCCGTTGTCCTCGCCCTTGTGGCAGCGCTCGCCGCCCCGCTCAGCGCCGAAGCCTACCAGAGCCAAGATGCCTACGTGAGCAATGGACACGGCTACCTCAACGCCCAGTACTTGGTTATCCATGAGACGGCGAACCCCGGCGCATCCGCGTGGAACCACGTGCTGTACTGGCGCGGCAATGATACCTACGCGGTACATCACGTCATGGAGCTGGACGGCTCCACGGTCTACAACACGGTCGAGGAGAATCGATTGTGCTGGCATGTCGGAAACGGCAACGGCTACACGATCGGCATCGAGTTGGCGCATGCCACCAATGCCTCTGACTTCTCCAAGCAGTGGAATGAAGCAGTCAAGTGGGCGGGCGATGAGCTCCGCGCCCACGGTTGGGACACGTCTCGACTCTTGAGCCACTACGAGGCAGCTCAACGCTGGGGCGGCAGCGACCATACCGACCCGAACGGATATTTCCGTCAGTACGGCAAGACGTGGTACGAATTCAAGCAGGCTGTCGCGGCTTATCTCGGCAGCGGCTATGTCGCACCCATCGCTCCCACCAACGGTAATGGGGGAACGTACCAGCCATCCACTTCTGCCACGCGCACGAGTTTCCCGAAGTCCACGGGCAAGAGCGTCAACATCCACTACGCTTTGCACAATCGCGGCGGCGGCTGGAACGAAGTCGTGACCAATTTCGACGACAGCACCAGCGAGGGCTTTGCCGGCGTACCCTATGGATCGCACGACATGCTCATTGCCTGGGTTGATTCTGGCACCCTCATGTATCGAGTCCACACCAAGGAAAGCGGCTGGCTCGACTACGTCCAGACCGCCAACTACGGTGACTCCGTCAACGGCATGGCGGGCATCTGGGGCCAGACCATCGACGGCGTGATGATGTACTACATCACCCCGTCTGGCGAATGGAAACAGGTCTACTACCGTGCTCAGGACGTTGCACACGCAAACTGGCACGATGAGGTCTGCGATGACGGCTCCACCTACGGCGGCGATGACTACGCTGGCATCTATGGCTATGCGCTTGATCGTCTCCAGTGCTACGTGTCTGACGGTACCCGCCGATGA